TCCATTACCCCGGAGCGCCGCGCAAGCGGCGCTCCCTTTGTGTCCGGACGCCGGTTTATTTTGGAGAAATACCGCAAATGTCAATAGTAAAACCCGAATTTATTTGAAAATTTTTTTACAGGTTTATTATAGGCTTGCAAGAAACACGCCGAACAGCTCCGCAGAGGTATGCCACCCAAGGATTTTGCGCGGGTAATTGTTGAGCCAGTCTATTGCTCTATCAACGCTGACCTGGGAAACGCGCCCGAAGTTGGTTCCTTTTGGGAAGTGCCAGCGTATCATCTGGTTTTGCTTTTCGTTGCTGCCGCGCTCCCAGGAGGAGTATGGGTGGCAATAGTAAATCTGGGTCCGCTTTTTCCAATGGCACCGCCAGGACCGTTCCATACCCCAGCAGTTGGAGAACTCTGTGCCGTTGTCCACGGTAATTGTTTTGAATACCTCCCGGAATTTGCGCGTGCCGACGCGCCGCTCCAGCCGGTCCAAAGCGGACACGACGCTGGCGGCTGTGTGATCTGGCACGCGCAAAGCTATTTCATAGCGAGTGACGCGCTCGGTGAACACAAGCAGGGCGGACTTGCCGCCTTTGCCGCTCACCACGCTGTCCATCTCCCAATGGCCCGGCTCCTGGCGGTCCATAATAAACTCCGGTCTGCGCTCGATGCTGTCCCCACGGGGCGCTTTTGCTGCGCGGACATGGTTATACTTTCGCTTCCGTTTGCCCTTATACCGCAGGGATTTGTTGGTGAGAGGCCAGAGGTCCCCTTTGTCGATGTATTTATACACAGTCTGACGGCAGAGCGTGCAGGAAAAGGTGGTCTCCGGGGTTTTACCCAGCATGGAACAAGCAGCGGATGGGGAGTAGCCACTTGAGATCATTTCCACCAGCCAGTTTGCAAGAGCATGGTCTTTGCCGATTTTCAGCGGCTTTTCCATGTTTTTCTTGGCCCGCTGGTGATAGTCTCTCCCGGCCTCTGGGGAGTAGGCTTTGTATGGGCGCAACTCGCTGTCGATCAGCTCAACCTCGCCCCGTTTGCACTCGTCATAAATGGTGCTGTGATGCACTCCCAGATACCGCGCGATCTGCGGCTTGCTGTACCCTTGCCGCAGCATCTTCTCGATGGTCAATCTATCGTTCCAGGTCAAGTGCTTCCCCTTTGCTTTCGGCATACAAATCCCCCTAAATTCAATGCTTTTGCATCGCTTTTGTAAACCTTTAGCACAACATTTGCAGGTTTGTCAAGCCCCCCAGAATATGGAAAAATCCCCCTACTATCCGTAGGGGGATTTCAAAATTTTTTATTCTTTCCCGGTCAGCCAGTCCATCGTCACGCCCAGGACCTCGGCAAACACCATCAGCTCATAGTCTGTCACAAACCTGTCGCCGGTCTCAATTTTGCTTATAGCCTCTCGCTCTATCAGCACACCCTTGACCTGCATCTTTGCGGCAAGCTCCGCCTGTGAGATGCGCTGGGCGGTTCTGCTCTGATGGATGCGGTCACCAGAGATATTCTTTTGTCCTTCATAATCGTAAATCTTCATGGCGGCTGTCCTCCAGTTCCGCCTTGACAGTATCATGTTTTTGCGTTATTTTTGTAATAAAGATTTATAAACTATTTCGGAGATACACAAAATTTGAGAAAGAGGCACAAAGTTATGAAAAAGAGCGAGGCCAGGGCAATACCCCGCTCCGCTCTTTTGATTTGCGCCTATTTCTTGATGAACAACTGCACCAGTCGATGCAGGAACACCATAAGTTGCTCGCGCGTGGCGAAGGAGTGGTATTGCATCGTGCCGCTTCCGTCCCCGAAGATCAGACCGTTTTCCTCGGCCCACTCGCGGTCCTCCTTGCTCCAGTCAGCGGGGGCCTCCTTGGCTTTGCGTGCCAGCCAATCATCCATCATTTTGTCAAAAGTTGTTTGGTCCATGTCATCGTCTCCCTTGTTGTGCTGGCGGGTATCTACCCACCAGTAGTATTTGACCTGGCTCTTGAAAGTCTCCAGATCACCGTTCAGCCTTGCGTCCTTGGTGGAGGCTGGGTCATTGATGCGGACCTTGCCATCCTCCCACCACACGACAACGAAGTGGCCGGAACTGGTCCATAGGCCCTTGTTCATCAGTGCGATCAAATAGTAGCCCTGCTTGAGCAGGTCGAAAGCCTTTTTGTGGTTTTCGTGGTTCGGCTTGCCGTAGGTGTTCGCCCAGTTCAGCATATCGCACTCAATGCCAAACGCGGCAAACTGGGGCTTGAAATAGGCGTAGTAGGTGCCCTGGTTCTTTGCCTTGTACCCATGCTCCACGCTCCACTTGCAAGCGTCCTCTGGGGTATAGGTCTTGCCCGTCAGCGTCTCAATGAGCATCGCGGCACAGGTTGGCCCGCAGCCCGCGCTCCCGATGGTGGAGCTTTCGCCTGTCACCCGGTAGGGCTTGCTTTTCCAGCGCGGGTCTGTCTGGAGATAGGAAACAGGCCGTTTATTCATTGGGGGTCCCCCCGTCGATCGTGTCCTGGATTTTCTGGCTCTGGGTGCCGAAATAGAACGCGATAATGACTGCATAGATGGTCATAAAATCCTGGCTAATCTTACCCATCACAGCCATGTAGGCGAACACGCCGGTCAGTACCAGCGTGACCAGGGATTTGACGGACATAAGTGCCGCCAGCCGCTTGATAATTTTCTCATTCATAGCGTTTTCCTCCTTTAGCAGTCTCGTTTGATGTTTTTCTCCGGCTCGTTGCTCGTTCCAAACACCGAGCCGTCGTTATGCTCGAAGATATTCTCCACCACCTTGAGGACATTGACCCCCAGGATAGTCTTGATGGCCTGCTCTGACAGCTCTACCACAGGGAAAACCTGCCCCAGCCGCACCGTGGCATATAGGGCGATAAGATAAGAGACCGTCACCCACCCCAGCGCCGCTATTTGTGTTGTTATGAACAGCACGCGCGTGACTGACCGCATGGAGAGCCGCTTCCCCTTCGTACTCATATGTCCTCATGCTCCTTGGCCTCTAGTACGGTAATTCTGTGTTCATGGTCAGTGAGCTGGGACTGGTGATCTTTGTTGATCTCGGCCTGGTCTTTCAGATGGTCCTTGTATCTGCCCTGGAACTGCTCCATTCCCGTGGTGAAACTGTCCATCTTGGTGGTCAGCTTGGTAAGCGTACTGTTCAGTTTGAGCATCGGCCCGCTGACACTTGCGATAAGCCCCAGCAGTACCACAATGACACTCACGACTTCCCATTCCATGTTCATCACCGCCTTTCCCCAAGAGCATATCAAAGCCCCGGAAAGATTGCGCCAGGAGATGAAGAAATTTTTTGAAAGAAAGAGGGAAAGAAAATGAAGGTTTTGATTTGGTTCGTATGCATTTTCGTGTTCAGCCTGGTGCAGGTGGCCGTCCAGAGCCAGGGTGTCGTCCTTGGCGGTGTCCCCACCGTGCTGCTGGCGCTGCTTCTGGTGTTTCTTCCGGCCCCGCTTTTGTGCAAGCTGTGGAGCAAAAGGGCACAGCGGCCTGCCATCCCAAAAGACAGGCAGGCAGAGCGGTGGTACACCTGCCCCAAATGCGGCCAGCTTGTCCATGATGGCGAGACCTGCGACTGCGAGATGGCCCAGCAGGTGCAAAAAGATAAGCTGTGCGGCACGCCCTTTATTCGGGAACGCCAGCGTCTTGACATGGAGCTTGCATCCGGGAACATCACCCAGGAGGAACACAGCAAGCGCGTCTCCGCCATGGACGCCTCCATGCCGTCTCCGCCCACTGGCCCTATATATGAGCCACCGGCGGCCCAGCCCCAGAAAAAGAGCCGCACCATCGCCGTCCTTTCTGTGCTGTGTGCCGTGTTGGCCGTGTGTTCCTGTGTCCTCTGTTATAAGGTCCACGAATACCGCACCCTTGCCGTTTCCTTCATTGAGGAAAACGACAGGCTGCTGAGTGAAAACAAAGACCTGGAGGCGGCGGTTGAAGCCTTGCAAGCCCCGGTAGAGCCGTCTTTTTCCTCTTGGGTGGACTGGAACAAGTTGTATGAGGCGGGGTATATCAAGCTATCCTACGGCGAATGGCTGGCTGTAATCGGCAGTTGAAAGAAAGGGGGCCAGGAATAATCCCGGCCCCCTTTCTTTACCACTCGCCCGTATAGACGGTTCCCCACAGGAACTCCCGCTGCGCGTCAGTAAAGCCAGCATAGTCCTCCAGCCACTCCCGCACATGGTCGCTCTTTGCCTCGCCCTTGACGGTTTTCCCGTTCTCGTCCTTGGTGCTTTCCGCCATATTGTAGGCCACATGGAACAGGACATATTCCCACGGTTCAATCCCCATGGCCTCCGCATCATCAGCAAGGGCCATCCACTTTGTGTCGATTTCATACTGCCCGTCGGAGTTGTCCGCCAGGGCCGTCTTGTCCGCCAGCTTATAGGCGGCAGCCAGCACTTTGTCCTTCTCCTCGTCGCTCATGCTCTGGAAAACAGGATCTCGGTCCAGGCCGTCGGCCATTTCCCGATAATCCCCAGCCCGCTGGTCGGCGTAGGATTGGTATGCCCGTGTCCCCAGATCATCCGCGCCGAAGGTTTCCTCCGGCTCCTTGTCCTCTGCGTACTGGTCCCGGCTGCCAATTAGGTCGCGGGCCTGCTGGGACAAGGTAAAGTCGGGGTCATCCTCCAGGGCCTTGTTGTACCGGCTCCGCATGGCGCTGTCAATGCTCGCACCGTCCATGCCCATTTGGTCCATCAGCTCGCTGCGGATATGCTGGTAGCTGTCCATATCGCCCTGGACCAACGCCCGGAAAAGGATGTCGTAGTACCGGCCCTTGTTCCCGCTGTTGGTGATGTTGTAGATGGCCTTTTCCATCTCGTACTGGAGCGGGATGTTGTCCGTTTCCACCGTGACGCTCCGGGCAAAGCCCCACACATCCCGCGCAAGATTGCCCAGCGGGATGCCGAACACTTTTGCCCCGGCGGCCAACAGTTCCTTCGCAGCATAGGCTCTGGTTTTCTTCCCCGCGCCGCCCGCGCTCTGCACCGCCGTCTGGCCCGCCTCGATCAAGTCCGCGACGATCTCCATTTCCGTCCTGGACACATCGTACCCTTGGAGCATGGAGAGCGCGTCCTTCACGAAGGGGATTTGCCCCAGCAGGTTCATGTTGCTGCCCACATTTCCGTTGAACACGGCGGCAACAGCCTTGTCCCAGGCACTCTCCTCCTCGCCGGTAATGCCGGTGAACGCAGAACGGAAGCGGTCCCAATACTTCTTGTCCTCGTCATCGTCGCGCATCGCGTCAATCAAGCTCTGGGCCAGGGCGTTGACCACATTTGTGACCACCAGCGCCGTCGCAGCTCGGCCCATCGTTTTGATGGCCCGCCCCCGCTTTTGGGCGTTCTGCTCATAGCGCACCTGGTCATAGCTCCGCATCAGCAGGTTAAGGGACATGATTGGCTCGCCCATAAAGGAGGTCGCCTGCTTCACCACCGCGTTGCTGGAGCGCATGATGTTGGACCGCTGGAGTACGCCGTCCACAACCTGCGTTTGGTCGATAACCTCCGTGAACAGTTCGTTGACGGCTTTATAGAACGCCTCGCTGCCCTTTGCAAGCTCCTTGTGCTCTCTGGCTGTCGCCCACTCGCAGGCGTTCCAGAGGCGGCCCCAGGTGACTGCATCGGCCATGCCAGCCGGAGCGGAGAGCGCGTCGTTGAGCTTCCGCACGCGAGTTCGGCTGTCGAACAGGATTTCACTCATTTGCATGGGGCTGCTGATATCGAAGCCGCCCATGTCCTTGCGCATGGCGATGGGGGAGTATTGCAGGGCTTTTGCCCAGCCGTTGCCCTTGGTCACGCCTTTTGCAAGGCCACGGGAGAGGTCCGCCGGGGAGAGCACCGCCCCAGCGCGGAAAAACGCCGTGGGCTGCTGGATGACCACGCGCAGGTTGGCACCAACCGCTGCGCCCTTGAAGCTGCCGATGGTTTTTCCGGCGATGTCCCACATCGGGCTGTCGCTGGGTGCGTTGATGCCGTTCTGGATATCCTCCATGAGGTTATTCCAGTATTTTTGCGAGCCAGCTCCGCCTACCCGGTCCAGGATGCCCTTCACGGTCTTGCCGTTCAAGTTCCCTTCACCATCCCGGAAGCGGAAGTTATACAGGCGGTTCAAGTCCTCCATCGTGCAGAGCCACGCCGCGTAGTCCGTCATGTCTGCCGCATGGGCGGAGAAGGTGGAGAAGATGCCCGCGATGTCCAGCGGGTTGCTGGCGTGGGGCATAACAGACTTTGCAAGCCCGATGTTTTTAATGGACCTGGTGTTGTTCCCGCCCTTCTCCACAGTGGAGTGGATGCTCTCCTTGGCGGATTTGATGGGCCAGTAGTCCGTCCCGGTGAATTTCTTGTAGCCATAGGCGGCCATGCTGGCCTGGTTGCCATAGTCCGCCAGCAGGCCGGTGGTCAGCTTTTGCAGGCCGTCCGCGATCTTCACCTGCTTATCCGTCAGTTTCCCAGTGATGGTCTCCAGGTCCCCGGCGGTCAGCAGGATGGCATCCGTGCCGCGGCGGATTTTTGCGCTCTTGATCTCCGGCTGCACGATGCCGCCCTTGAGCAAGTGGTCCTGGGCCTGCTTGCGCTTTGTCAGTTCGTACAGTTCCATGATCTGCGCAGTGGAGAGGGTCAGCTTCTCGCCCCGCTCGGTGGTGAAGGTATGAGTGGCCTCCTCCAGGTTTTTCACCGTCTTGGGGTCCACGATCTTGCGGACCTCCTCGGCCACGCGGTCCACCATGAGCTGCTGCTGGTCCTGGGCGTTTCGGAGCGTCCTGTAAACAGTGTGCCCCGCCTCTCCGTAGTGAGAGAAAAAGGTGTAGGGGGTCTCCAGGTCGATCATGGCGTGCCATTTGGTCAAACTCCGCTTTGCCCGGCGGGTGGCCGTGTCGGCCTCCATGGCCTGCGCCCAGTCTTGGGTTTGCGCATACTTCCCCTGGGACAGCACCTTGCCCGCCGTGGAAACCGAGTGCTCCACTGCTTTGACCACCTTCCAGACGGTCTCCAACTGAGCGGTGGTCATATCCGCCAGTCGGGTATCCTTCATGGCGATAACTGCATCAAAGCTGCCTTGTATGCCCTCCGCGTCGCTGCCCAGCAGAGAGGGGTCGATCACAAGGTCCCCGCCCTCGGCCACGATCTTTGCATACTGCTCCTTGAGCGCCCGGAATGCCTCGGTCCGCTTGGTGGGCAGCCCGTCATCGCCCTTTCGGCGCTTGCCGGTCTCCGGGTCCACAGTGTACTGGCTCTCCTGGTTGATGCTCTCCAGCATCGCCGCTACGGCTCCGCGCAGGTTCTCCGGGATGTGCTGCTTGTCCGTGGGTTTGAGGAGCTTCTGGGACAGGCTGCTGGCGTGCCGGGTGATCTTCCGGCGCAGTTCCGCCGCGCTCCGGCGCTCCCGGCCCGCTGCGTCTCTCGCCGCATAACGCTCCTTCAACTGCCCGATCTGGGTATCCCGGCGGCTGCGTTCCCGTTCAATGGCCCGCTGCACCCGCTCCCGGTTCTGCTCCCGCAGGGTCTCCAGCTTGGCGTTGTTCTGCTCCCGGAGCTGCCGGAGCTGCTGGCGGCCCTTGGCCTTGGCCTCTTGCAGTTTCATGGCCTGCCGGTCCGCAAAGGTCGCACGGGTCTGGGGCAGGTCAAAGAACTGCTCCATGATCTCGTTGGCCGCGCCGGTCACGGCCTGCTCGGTGTAACGGGAGAAGGGGTTGTATTCCGTGATGTCGTAGATACCGTCCAGGACCTCCACGATGTGGAGGAGCTGGTCTGCCGGGTTGATCTCCCGCTGCGCGTCGAAGAACTCCGGCCACATCTCGGACATCTCCTGGTAAACCTGGTCAATGTTGGTGCTGCCCTTGCCCAGGTTGATGCGGCCCATATTCCGCCTGCGGAAGTCGCCGTAGTCCGCGATGTCGTGGCTGTCTGCCTCGGAGATCGTCAGCTTGGTGGTCCGCAGGTAGGAGCGCAGGTCACTGTACTGCCGGTACATCTCGTCGTCCACGGCCACGGCGCTGTTCACCAGGCGCGCCGCGATGGCTTCCGCCCTGCGGCGGGCCTCCGTGTAGGTCAGCTCGTCGGCACCGTCCCTACCGCTGGCGATGTAGTCATAGAGGCTCTGGAGGTCCCCGGAGATGTCATCCACAGACAGGTCCGCGCCATAGGAGCGGATAAGCTCCCGCGCCGCCGATGCCACGGCCTTTTTATCCGTGGTCACCCGCTTGGTCCTCCGGGTCTGGCCCTTCCAGTAGTCCACGCGCTCCCGCAGCAGGTTGTTCTCCTCGTACAGCGCCTTGACATCCGCCGCCCGCATAGTGCTTTTCTCTTGGAGGCTGCGCCGGATGTCCGGGTCGCTGGTGGGGGTTTTGTTTGTGACATTCTTGATTTGCTCAGAGCTGCGGACGACATAGGAGATGCCGCGCTCAACAACGGAGCCGTTGATTTGGTCCGCACCCTCGTCCAGAAGGATCGCGTCATAGTCGTACCCGCTTTCCTCCAGGAAGTCCACCAGGTCGTAGCCGTCCGTCCAGTCCGGCAGGCCGCTTTCCTGGAGAGAAGTTCTGGAGTATTCGCCGTAAAACTCCTTCTCCCAGATAGCGCGGCACTCCTCAAGGCGGGTGTCAAAAGGCTTTTTGATGTTTGCGTAAACTTCATACATGGTCTCGCCGGTGTCCCTGTTCATGTATCGCTCGGCATATTTCTGATTGGCGGTCAGATAGGACCAGTCTCGGAAAACGGTAAATCCGCCCTTCCTGGTCCCATGGTACATGACCATGAGCCGTCCTTGGTCGTCAACGGCCTTGCTGTCCTTGAAGTATTCACGCTGCTGCTCCGTAAGTGTGCGGCCCTTGCTGTCCTCCTTAATGGAGAAGCGTGCGCCCTCCACAGAGTTGACAGCCCGCAGCCGGTCCGCGTCGTCCCCGGCCTTGTACTCCAGCAGCCGCATCCCGGCCTGCTCCGCCTCGGCCCGCAGTTTTGCGTCCATGTTATTGGGCACAACAGCAGCCAGCACCTCGTCAAATCCAACGGCCCGTTGGGGTTTGGCCTCGAAGTATTCCGTCGGCAACTCCGCCGCAGTTTGGTAAACCGTCTTGATGTCTTGGGCAGTCTGGGAGCTGATCTTGTAATCTTCCTGCGCAAACGCCCGCATGATAGCATCCACGGTGTGCTTGCCCTTTGCCGCCTCCATCAGAACGCCACCAATGATGTCGCTCTCAATAAACGAATTATCAGAGTGGGCCTTATTGGTCGCCTTGACCTTCTGGATGATGGAGCTGATTTGCTGGTCCACAGCCTCCACGCGTGCCTTGTAGGCATCGCCCTCTACCGCGCCCAGCCGCCCGCTGTCGGCCTTGATTTCCCGGATGTTGCGGTAGCTGGGGGTCGATACGGATTGCACCGCCTTTGCCGACGCGCCCCAGGTTCCCTCGCCGCGTTCTGCCTGCTGGGAGGTCATGGCCTTTACGATGTTCTCCAGAGTATAGGCGTTGTGGAGTGCAGCAAAGCCCCGCCGCTTTCCAGAGGGAGTAAAGGGGTCCTTGCCGTTGTAGATGCCCTCCTCGCCCAGCAATCCGTCCAGCTTTTGCTCCAGCCACAGGCGGAGGCCGTCTTGGTCTACCATGTCGCGCAGCGCATCAGAGGTGGCATAGCGGTCCACCTCCCGCTCCACGCTGCTGCCGCCTGCCTCGTGCAGGTCCCAGGCGTTTTGTACAAACTTGGCCATGCGCTCGCTGGTCAGTCGGTTTAGCCGCAGCTCAATTTTTGCGGGAGAATTAGTGGTAAAGCCGCCCCGCTGCTCCAGCGCGCCCCGGATGGCCGCCTTGACGGCAGAGATGTCCCCATCGGTCAATTCCTCGCCGGTCATAGTTCTGGCATAGGCGGCAGCAAGCTCCTGCGCACCCATCCGCTCGGCAAGGTCGCTTAACGCCTCGTTGCCGAAACTGTCAAACTGTTCTACCTTGTCCCGCATCACCGGCTCCAGTGTCTTGCCCTGGTCTGCCAAGTAGGCGGCCCGCACGCCGTCATTGTTGGAGAGATCGTCCAGGATGTCGTCCATCGTCTTGCTTGTGTACTCGTTCTCGAAGTACAGCGCAGAGGACGCTTCTCCCAGAAATAGGCCATCCGCGATTTTCTGTGCTTTTTTGTATATCTCGTTGGAGAGCCGCGATGCCACCCTGTCATTCACAACGCGGTCCACCGTCGGAGCGGTCGGTGTCCATGCGTCGCCACCATATACCCTATTCCGGCTGTTGGCTTGCGGGTCAATAGTGTCTGTACCAAACACGAGAGAGATAGGTCCATACTTGGCATGGCCCTGCTTGGCCTGTACAATGGCGATAGAGGGCATGGGCAGTCCACCCAGTCTCAGCGCATCCCGCAGATTTTGCTCCGTGAGATTGTGAAGGGCCAGCAGCTCGCCGTTGTCCTCTACCACGCCCTTGAGAGAAAACTTCCCGTCCACCTGGGCATAGCCGCCCTCGGTCCCGATGACAGAGGAGAGGGACTGCGCGGAGGCGCTGGCTTCCTTCAACGCCTTGTTCCAGAGGCGTGCCGCTTCCTCCAGCGTTTTCATGTCCACGCCGTACTGTTCCATCGCTGCGCTGTTCTGCGCCTGGACATCGCCCCGGAACGCAGACTTCACGCGGCGGATGAAGTCCCGGATAGCATCCAGAACTTTGCGTGCCACGCTGCGGTTGTCCTGGGCAAGATCCTGGAACAGTTTGCCGTCCTTCACCATGGCCTCGGTGAACTCCGCCGCCACCTCGTCCATGGCCTGCTCGGTGGTCAGATTGACCCCGTGCCGTGCATAGCGGTCCTTGATCTCCTCCACCGCGTCCCGGCCAACCTGCTCCGCGATCTTGCCGTTGGCGTAGTCGCGGTACTTGCGGTACGCTTCCGGCGCAAGGTCCTGGAGCCGGTGCGTGATCTCGTGGGAGGCCACCACCATGGCCGGGTCCTGGGCATTGGCCGCAATACGGATGGTTCCGTCAGCCGCATAATAAGCGCCGTTGCCGCCATGCTCCACCGCCGCCGTTATTTCAATTTTGGTCCCCAGGGCCTTGCCCAGGTTGTTGAGATATACCGCCTGCGCCTTGGGAAGGGTAGCTGTGTGATCGTTCTGAATAAGCCCGGCTTCCTCGCCATAAACCGTCGCATACTGTACGCGGGCTTTTTCCTGTGCCAGAGATGCTGCAGCATCGTTCTTTCCGGCCAGGTATGCCGCCTGCCGCTGTGCGTCGTTCAGCGCGTCAGTATAAGCCGTCCGTACCTTGTCCATGTCCATGCCGGTCATGCCCGCCTGGTAGTAGGCAGAGAACGCCCCATAGTAGGCCGTCGTGTCCGTGGTGCCGTCATAAAAGTCCGCCGCCACTTTGGCACCCTGCTGGCCCAACGCCTGGACCGCCTGGCTCAAGCCCTGGATGTTGTGAGCCTGCCGGGCGATATTCACCGGCTGCGCCGTGCGCCTCTGCTCCGTCTGCGTTGCGGGCTGGGCAGCCGTCTGCGCACCCTGCGGATTTGCCTGGGCAGTTTTCCTCACCGCTGCGGAAAAGCCGCCCTCGCGGCTTACAAGCGCCTCCACGGCGCTTTTTACAGCCTTTCTCTGCTGCGCCTTGCTCATGTTCTCGGTGATGGTCAACCCAGCCTCCGTTTCCAGGGTGGTCATGGCGCTCGGGTTGCCCAGGATATCCAGAGCCATGTTGTTGGTCACGCGGCCCTTCTGCGTCAACTCCTCGGCGGCCCGCAGCAGCAGGTCTCCGGCCCCTTCCTCTGCGTCGATGGCTTGCACATTGGCCTGGTAAAGCCGCCCCAGCTCGGCGCTGGTGATGGTCTCCCCATTGTCAAGTTTCTGCTGGAGCTGCTGCGCGAGCTGGTAGCTCTGGGTGGAGGGGTCGCTGACAAGGCCCTCCTGGATGGTAGCCTGCACAACATCCTCACCCATGGCCTGGAACTCCGCCCCCGTCTGCCTGGTGTTGATGTTGCTGCCAATGGCGTTGATGCCGATTGCGCCGCCGGACATCACGCCGCCGGAGATAGCGCCGCCCAGGAAGTCAAGGCCCATCGTCTCCGCCTGGTCCAGGACCGCGTGCCAGAACGCCTCGCTTTCGTCCATACCATCGCGCTGGTAAGCGTCGATAGACTGCTGCCACTCGCTTTTATCCTTGGAGATCAAGATGTCGGCAAACAGGTTGATGAAGTCGCTGCCCACTTCCTCGCTGCCCTCTGCCAGGGTGTTCTTGAGGAAATAACCCAGGGCGCTGCGGGAGAGGGAGGTCTTGTCCAGCAGCGCGTCCAGGCTCACCTTTTCGGTGATGATCTCCGCCGCGCCCGCGATGGTGCCCAGGGCAAACGCCTGGCCGTCAGACAGGCCCCGGTCCTTGGCGGAGATGGTTGCATCCGCCGCCGCGCCGGTGCCCATGATGCCCAGCGTCAAGGCGCTGTTGCCGCCGGTGATGGCGGTATCGAAAAGAAAGTCGCCCATGCTCATGCCGGTTTGGTAGGCAAAGCTGCCCACGCCGCCCCACTTGTCCTCCACGATGCTGTTTACCTCTCCCCGGATGGCGCTGTTGAGGTAGGAGAACTTGTTGTAGGCCGCGTTTTGGTCGATCTTGCCGTCCTCTGCATAGTCAGCTACCTGTCCCAGATAGGAAACGCCCTTGAGAGGGCTTTCCAGAACGCTGAACACAGAGGAACCGACGGGATGCTCGTTTGCATAAGCGGCCCACTCCGCCTCGCTCGCGGCTCGCTGGCGGTAGGTGAGGTCGTTGGCAATAAAGCTGATATAGGCATAGGCTTGGTCCGCGCCCTGGGTGGCGTAGATGTAGTTGAAGGTGGCGATCTCGTCATCCGTCATCTCCTGGAGGAAACTGTTATCCACGCCCAAAAGAGAGGCATTCGAGGAGATGTCGTTCACCATCTGGTGGCCCAGGGCCTCCTCGTTGCGGTTGATGTAGTCGTAGGTGATGTCGTCAAAGCCGGTCTCTGTGTACATACCGCTCCAGGCGTTGAACTTTGCCTCTTTGCCGTTGGCGGTAGTGGCATAGCGGCTCAACTCCGCAAAGTCGTCCGCCTCCCGGTACGCGCTGTACTGCTTGCCCTGGGCGATGCGCTCCGCGCCGTCAATGTCCTCTTGCAAGGCGGCGACGCGGCCCCGGAGGTCATTGTACCGCGTTTCCGCGTCCTGGTAGTTTGCCGCATATTCCGCCTGCTGCTGGGCGGTCATGTAGCGAGAGCCGGACATGATGCCCCGATAGGTGTTGCGGTCCTTCTCAGCCTGCGCCAGTTGCGGCTCCAGTTCTGCCAGCTCCAGCTTGGCGCTGTCGATGTCCAGGGCAGAACGCCGCTGGTAATCATCGTAGTCTTTCTCCGTCGCCCATTGGCTCCAGTAGTCGTACTCGCTGCCCAGGCCGCCGCGCAGGCCCTCCAGGTAGCTGCCGCCCTCGTCCAGCGCGGAGAGGATGCGGTCCACCGTCCCCTCGCCGTACATGTCGTCGTACATGCTCTTGTATGCCTGGAAGTAATTGCGGTAGTTCGCCGCCTGGCTGTTGAAACTGTCGATGCTCTGGTACGCGCTGTCGCGGTAGGCCCCCAAAGTGTCGGCGCTCTGGTATTTACCGTCACGGCCAGCATAGTCCGCGCTCATGCGCTGGGAAAAGCTGTTCAAATTCTCCAGCCAACTGTTGAAGCCTACCTCCTCGTCCCGCCACGCGGTCACGCCCTTGTTCCGCCGCGTCCACTCGGAGAAAGAGGATGGCTTGTCGTCCCGCGCATAGCTGCCGGAGGCCGGGGCGGCGCCGCTCTGTGCCTGCTGTTTGGTCCAGTCGGCAAAAGAGCCGCCCTGGGAGGGCGCAGCAGGGGACGCGGTTGCCCGCGCCCCGGTGCTGCCCTGGGTATCCTTCTGGCTCTCGTCCTGCTTCTTGCGTTTCTTGGTCCAGTCAGAAAAGCTCATAGTTTCCCCTCCTTATCCGCCGTAGGTCGAAAGGCAATACTGCACATAGGCCGTCAAATACTCGGAGTAGCTGTTATACTCCGTCACCTCTGTTCCGCCCTGGCCGTACTGCTGGTAGGACGCTTTCCGCCGCGTCCACTCGGATTTGGTCATCGCGCCGGAGGCGTTTCCGCTTGGCACGCCGTTCTGGCGCATATAGGCCACCGCCTCGCTGTAATCGTTGAAAGTCGGCACGCTGCCGCTCGTCTTGGCGCTGTCCCTGGCCGTTTCATACAGTGCCCAGAGGTTGTCCGTCTTGGAAGCAGACAGGTCCAGCCCCACCAGATACTCATAGGCTTTTGTGTCGTTGCCAAAGCCCAGCATGGTGTCCACAATGCCGGTGGTCGGTTTCTTGCCGGAGCCGGAGGAACCGCCGGAGCTTTTAGACCCGCTGCCGCTGGAACGGGCCGCCGCCTGGGCTTTGTCATACGCCGTCTTGAGATTGGCGATCTCCGCGTCCGTGTACCCCAGCGCCTTGTAGCCGGAGAAGTCGCCCGCCGCCGCAAGGGTTTGGGCCTTGGCAATCGCCTGGTTGTACTCCGTCTCGCTGGCGTACTGGCTGCGCTCCCAGGCGGTCTCGTCGTCATATCGCTGGTCCGCGATCTGGTCCCGGCCCACCTGGTAGTTCCACTCGGTGTTGTACCGCTGGTCGGAGATGTCGTCCCGGTACACGCCGTAATCAAAGCTGCGGTCCGTGTTGTACTGGGCCAGCAGGTCCGCGTACTTGGCGTAGTCGCCCTGCTCCAGCGCCATGAGCATTTCCAGGTTGGCGCGCATCGTGTTGCCCTCGTCTTGGTACATGGAGTAGGCGAGCTGCCGCAGCTCCGGGATTTTGTCAGACAGCGCCGACATGTAGTTGTCGTAGGTCTGCTGCGCCGCGCTGCCCGCATAGGAACTTGCAAGGCCGCCGGTCCTGGCGGATACCTGCCCAAGGGTGTCCTGCATGGCCCGCTCGCCGTTGCGGGTATAGCTCTCCTTGTACTGCTGGTAGGTGGGGTCCGTTTCCGGGTTGTAGCTGAACGCCTCCCGGTTGAGGATTTGCGCCGTCAGATCGTCGATCTGGCTCTGGTAGCGGTTCACATAGGAGGGCGCGCTGCCATAGGAGAAACCGCCGCCCAGTCCGCCGTAGCTGCCGCCGCCATAATCGCCCGCCCCGTCCGGGTCCCAGGCGGTCAAGTCACTCTTGATGTACTTGCTGCCGTCGGTGCCGCCGGAGTAACCGTACTTTCCGCGCACGCGCTCCACATAGTCGTGCGCCTCCGCCCAGGTGATTTGCCCGGAAGATGCCAGGTCCCGCAGTTCCGCCGCCTGTTGCAGCTCGCTGTCGGAAAAATAGTCCTGGTCATAGGACGAGCCGCCGTAGCTGCTGCGGTCCGAGGAACTTTTCACCGTGTCGGAGCTTTTGGCCGCCACGCTCTTGTCCGTTCCTGCAAAGTGGTCGTGCTTATAGTTTGTCGCCTTGGTCGCATAACCGTTTTCATCATAGGTGATGTTATAGCCGCCCTTGGAGACGGTCTGGCCCGCAAGGTCTTTGTCGCGGGACATGTCGGGTCCTTTCGCCATTGGTGATACCCCCTTTTAAGTGATCTTCTGCTCCAGCGCCGAAACGCGGGCAGCCAGTGAGTTGTAGCTTGTCGCCAGCGCGCTCACGCTGTTTTGCACGCCGGACACCGTGGTTTGCAGGCTGGCGGTCTTGCTGTTCAGCCCCTCAATGCTGGTCTGCGCGGCGGTGAGGTTTTTCTGGAGCTGTCCCAGCATGAAGTCGATGTTCTCCTGCAAGGTCCTGGTGTAATTGCAAAGCGCCTTAACGGTCCCTTCAACATCGTTTCGGTCGAACGGCGGGGGAGAGCCAGGCAGCACAGTTGCCATTGTCTATCCCTCCTGTCAATACTCGCTTCCAACGGCGAACTCCCGCACAAAGCTCTTGATGACGCACACGCCCTTGCCGGACAGGCGCACCCGGAAGTTGTCGCACCGCACCGGCAGAATGGGGATTTGTACCGTTTTGGCCCGCTCGTCGTGGGTGGAGAATACCTGGCGGAAGGGGCCGCCGTCCGCGCTGATCTCCGCCTTGAGCCAGGCACCTGCGGCCATGTCTGCCCGCAGGTACAGCTTGGAGTACCCCTTGCGGCCATGCACGGTCTCGTCGAACTGGCACAGGGTGGCGTTCCAGAGGATGGCCCCCTCCTCGCCGTAGTCCTGCCCGGTCATCATGGCCTTGCCGGTGTCCGCGTCCAGGTAGTACAGCGTGCCGTCCAAATAGGCGAAGTCCGCTGCGTGGGTGTTGTCCTCCCGCAGCCAGATGGCCCGCAGGGTGTCGAACACATACAATTCCCACTCTCCAACCTCGTCCCGCATGGAGATGTAGTACCGCTCTCCGTCTGTTCCGGCCACCGCGTCAAAGAAACGCTTGGTGCCGAAGTTTTCGCTGATAAGCTCCGGGGTGCCGCCGGAATAGGCGTACACGCCGTTTCGGCCCTTGTAAAACAGGGTCTCGTTGATAACAGCCAGGGATTTCTCGCTGCCCTCCTGGATGCCCGGCACCGTGTAGGTGTAGATTTCATACTGCGCCGGGTAGCTGCCCAAGATCTTGTGGACGCAGTTTTCTTTCCAGAACAGCACCGTGCTGGAGTAGGCGATACATCCCGTAAACGCTCCGTCTGTGCCGACGGCCACGGCATAGCTGTCCGTCGCCAGGCCGTCATACACATAGAAATTCTTGGGGTCACCCAGGGCGGAGGCCCAGATCCTGGTCCCCTCCGCGCCCCAAATGCGGTTGTCGCACTCGCAAATGCAGGTGAGGTCCGGCACCTTCCGCTCCATCATCACGGTCCCGGCCTCGTTGCCCGCCGCGAAGATGTCCTTGTCAAAGGTCAGCGTCCGGCCCGAAATGCTGCGGATGATGTGGCTGCCGTTGTTCTTGGAATAGGAGGTACAGCCGGAGATGTCGATTGCGTCCCCGGCGCTGAAAAGCTCCTCGAAGTCGGGGTACTCATGCAGTACCGCCTCGTGCAGCGCATAGCTGATTTGGTAGGTGCCGTCGCTCTGGAGCGCGCAGCTCTCCACTACCATGTACTCCTTGGAACTGTCGCATTCGTATTGAATGATGTCCCCGGCTTCCAGGTCCGGGGGAGTTTTTGCCGTGCCGCCGGTCATAGTCAGCGCCCCGCTGGTCTTGTTCACGGTGGCCCCGGTGTAGGCGGTGATAGAGGTTTCAGCCTCCACGCCCGATAGTGTGGCCGCCTCCTCGTAGGCTTGGTCGATATAGCTCTGCTCCGGCACGGTGAGCGTGTTGGCCGTAAAGGTCACATCTCCGGCATAGCTGGGGTAAGAGGCCCCCAGGCTGCCGAACTCCTCCGCCTCCGTGTCGTAGTACGCCTTGTCCGGGAAAATCACGATCTTGGTGTTGATGGTGGCGATGTGCTTTTCTCCCGCCGTCACCTGGCCCACCACCTTGCCGTCATACAGAAAGTCGGTGCCGTCCACCACACACAGCTTCCCCCGCGCATACAGCGCCGTGGGGCTGGTGTAGTCTGCGTATTTCTTCCGCCCCGCCCGCTGGGAGAGGCACGGGAACTGGGCGGAGGAGAGGCCGAAACTCTCCAGCAGCTCCCCGTCGTGGGTGTCCCTGCTGTAATTCACCCCGCCGAAGGTGATGATCTGCTTGCGGTTCTTACTCGTGGCCGCCGTAAGGTATGGCAGCTTCATGGTTCCCGCCTCCTTTCTCAAAACAGTTTGGTCACACCGCCCGCTCCGATGGGAGCGTGGTTGCGGTGGTAGTCCTTCTTGTACTCGTCCAGCGCCGTGTTGAACGCCAGCGCCGAGTTGTTGTAGTTGTCCGCCTCCCGGTTGTAGAAGTCCACCTGCGCCATCACATACAGATCGTACAGGTTGTCGTAGGGGGCCTCCACCAGCAGCGGCTCGTCCCCATCCTCCGGGAACTGCTGCACGATCTTGGGCAGGTCCGTCCAGCCGCAGGCCGCACACCTGTTGCTGTCCATCATCCTGTCCCAGGTCAGCCCGTCGGTGCTCTCGCACGCTGGACACACGGCGATGGGACCATGCAGGCACCGCCCGCTGGTCAGCCGGTGCCGCAGGATAACTTCCCGGTACAGCTTCCCGTCCAGCTCAATGAGCCATGCGGCCTTGGTCTTGTCGTCCAGCGCGTCCGGCCTTGCCCGGTTCACGCGCTCCAGTACCTCGTTGATGCTCGGCATCCTGCCGCCTCCTCTCTGGTTTGAAAGTAGGGGCCGGGCGGGGGAAGGGTCCCCCGCCGCCCCCTCTGTCTGCTTTTGTTAGGCCGCCTGGACCCACACGCCGTTCTGCTTCACATACAGTCCGCCATTCTTGCCCGGCACGCTCTCAACCGTGTAGCATCCATCGGCATCCGTGCTGTCAGATACAACGATAGAAGATTTCAGATTAAAAGCGGGGCGAGGGGCGAAGTACGCGAGGAACACATAGCCGCTGTAGTTCACGGCACCCGAGGCACCGATGCTGCACGCGTTGCCGGCACCCGAGTACGGGGAGCGCAGGCCCCAGTCGACGGCGGTCGCCGTCTCGTCAAAGTAGGCGATGCGCTTGGCGTTGTCAGAAAAGTAGCTGAACGCCGTGCCCTCTGTCTGCCAGCCCGCCACGCCCGCCTCCGTGCAGGAAATGGCAAAGCCCCTGCGGTAGATCGTGTGCAGCGTGGACACAGTGTTGCCCTCTGCGACGACGATGGGCACCGGCACCAGGCACGCCTTGATCTCGTCGTCCAACATCTGCGGCCACATCAAGTCGCAGAAATTGTCCAGCAGGCAGCCGATATACCTGTTCTTGTAGGAGCTGTCGTAACAGGCTTCCCACTGGCGCTCGTTGAAGGTGTCCTTGCGGATAAGGGTCACGCCCGTGCCCGTGCCGTAGTGGTCGTTATCCAGCTTGATGAACTTCTTGGCCTGGCTGTTTTCATTGAGCTTCACCAGGCTGCCGCTTGCAAGATTGGAAAGTAACTGTCCCATAGCGTTTTGTTCTCCTTTCTTGGACAGCCGTTGGCGGCTTTGCCGCCTTACGGATGTCGCATCCCCCTTGTGGGGAGATTGAGCCGGGGCCGGGTGCCGGTTCCGCACCCAGCCTCCGCCGTTGTTCCTCTGCGCGCGCCAGGCTCGCCTCCAGCCGCGCGCGCATGTCCGTTATGAGCTGTCGAGTGTCGCCATGTTTGGCGTGGGCCTCCCATGCCTCGAAGCTCTGCATGATTTTCTCCCGCGTGATCTCACCGGCTGCATACTGCCGCTCCCACAGACGGATGCGTCGCTTCATCCGCTTGATGGAGGCGTACCGCAGCTTCTTGACCACCTTGCCCGTGTGGGTTAGGTAGGTGTGAAATCCGCAGAAGTCGATGCCATTTTGCAAGGGGAAGATGTTGGTCTTGTTGTTCAGTTCAAGTCCCAGCTTTTCAAACTGCTTCCGAATAAGGGCCAGCGACTTGCGGGCCGTCCCCATATCCGGGCAGATCACATACCAGTCGTCCATATACATCCCGGCCAGCGGCAGGTGTAGCTTTTCTCCCACATAGTGCATGATGGAGTGTACAAAGAATACGGCATAGATGTGGCTGGTCTGATGGCCCAGGGCCAGCCCCTCGTCCACCGCGTCGATGTACTTCCACATGAGCGCCTGGATGCGCTTGTCTGGGAAACGCTCGGCCAAAACAGCCTTGAGCCTGTCGTGGTCGATGCTCTGGAAAAAGTGTCGGATGTCGCCCTTGATGACCGCGCCGTTGGCGTAGCCCCACTCCTCCATGGGTCGTGGCGGTAGACCGGCTGCGCATCGCGCCGCCTCGTCTGCCGCTTTGTTGCGGAGAAAGTAGGTTCTCATATGCTGCTCCAGCATCTGGAGACCGTAGTGGGTCCCTTTGCCGTACTGGGCCGCATAGGTGTTCAGCGTCAAGCTGCGGGATAGCTCGTCGTAGACGATGCAATCCGTCAGCGCGTGCTGCACCACTTTGTCCCGGAAGGTCGGTGCCTGGATTAAACGCTTTTTCGGCTCGTAGATCAAGAACGCCTCCAGCGGGTCCGGCTGGTGCGTCCCTCGCAAAAGCGATTTGGAGAGGATCAGCAGCTCCTCGATTGCGCTGTATTCAAAGGCTGCTGTCTCTCCTTTGCTCCTTTTGCACCGTCTGGCCCGCACATAGGCGTACCACAAGGTCTCAAAGGAGCACAATTCCTCGTAGGTCATGGTTTCACATCCTCGCATAATGGGCGGATGTGGAGGAGCGCGGGGCATCGCTGATAGCGTGCAGCACCTCCCTCCGCAGAGGTATCCGGGGGCCTTCCCCCGGTAACGGGTCTGCCAGCGTCAATGCCATGTGTTCGTCCTGGCGTGCTGCGTCCTCCTGGCAGCTCGCCGCGACAGGATATGGCCTCCTTTGATGATGGGCCTCTGCTTTCACCTTTCGGCTACTTGTACTCGGTATTCCATCAGAGCGGGGCGAGGGGCGAAGTACGCGTTGAACACATTGTTGTTGTTCACGGCACCCGAGGTATTGATGTTGTACGCGTTGTTGGTATTCGAGTTCGGGGAGCGCAGGCCCCAGTTGACGGCGCGAACAGGCCATACCCTAATGAAAGACAGCGGCGCGGCGGAGACTAACGCCTCGGCGGCCAGTTCTGTCCTGCATCCTTGCTTTCCGCTGCCGCGCGGGTCTTGTCCTTGTCGTACCAGGCCGCGCACATATATCGGACGGTCAGCACCGCCTTGGTCAGCGTGCCCGCCTTGTGGGCGTTCACGCCGGGGTACTGCGCGCTTTCCTTCATGCGGATGATCTTCCGCTCCAGCTTCTTGCACTCCCGGAGGGCCTGCCGTTGCAGCCGCAGCCGCTCGTGCGGGGCCTCCCGCAGGTCAACAAGGTTCGCTTCCTCGATGTCGCCGCAGATGCTCTCCACGGTGTTCATCAAGCTGGTGCCGGTGGTGTAGCGGTACTTCTTGGGGATGACTTTCTCATTGGCGCACGCGTCGCAGATCGTCAGCCACAGGTCCGCCGCCTTGTTCCCCAGCAGGAACTCCTTTTGCTCCTGCTTGGTAGGTCTACCTTCCATGTGGGCACCTTCTTTCCTTGACCTGCGCCAGCAGCTCGTCGCAGCCCTCCGCCTCCAAAATAAGGCCAGGCAGCAGGCGGACAGTTACCCGGTCCCCGGCGGGGGAGGTCCCGGTCAGCACCACGGCCCCGTCGGGCTGGCACTTCTCGCAGGGCTGCTCCAGCTCTGCCAGCAGGTTTGCCACCAGGCAGGAGACCTCCGCCGCGTTCTTACACGCTACCCTCTCCATCGCCTGTCACCGCTTCCTCCTGCCCCGCCTTGACGGTGGGGGTGATGATGCTGGCCTGGAGCGCCTTAAACCGTTCGGACAGGCTTGCAAGCGCGTTCTGGGCGCTTGTCTTGGCGCTCTGGGCCTCGGTCAACGCCGTCTCCAGTGCCGACACACGGGCCGTCAGAGCAGCCACATCGCTGTCCGCGTTGGCGCGGGTCAGTTTCAGACCGTGGGAGAGGACCCGGAAGGGACCCTCGTGGACCTGCACGGTCTCGCCCGCCTCGTTCAGTACCTCGATGGGTCCGGCGCAGATGGCCTCCAGCGCCTCGTCGCTGATACCGGCGGGCAGCTCCACCGTCAAGGCTTGGCGGCTCACGCCGCCGAGAGCCTCCATAGAGGCCGCAAAGCCCCTGTCGTTGATGGTATAGGTTCCGGCTTTAATCATGGTGTCGTTCCTCCTTACCCGATGTTGATATAGATGTCGCCGTTGGCCCCCAGGCTGGAAGCCGGAGCGCCGCTGCCGAAGTAGATGTTGCGGAAACTCTTGGTGCTACCGCTGGCAGGGGACACGCCGCTGACAGTCCCGGTGAACGCGCCGCCCGTCTTGGGCATTTTCTGGTCCGCATAGGCGAAGATGTCTTGCGCCTTGCTGTTGGGGTCATAGGTCGCCTTGTGCATATCGCCGGGGTTCACCGCGTCTGCCCCCTTGGGGATGCCGAAGTCAAAGACAGGGGCAGCATCCGGGCTACCCGCCCGCCGCGTCACCGTGGCTGCGCTTCCGGCGGCCAGGGTGGTCGTGGTCCCCACCTGGATGTTGGGGGTCGTGCCGTCATTTCCGGCAACGCCCTGTGGGCCTTGGATGCCCTGGTCGCCCTTGTTGCCCTGGGGTCCCTGCGGGCCCTGCGGGCCGATGACCTCGCCGAGATCAATAGTAGGCATTTGTCATTCCTCCTCTCCGATGTCCAGGCACAGGTGCCCTTCCTCATTGATGTAGTAGTTTGGAGCCTCCGCCCCGGTGTAGGTGCAAAGCAGATGCCCCTCTGCGTTGACACTGAAATTGACCATGCCAGCGGTCTCAACGGCCACGCCGTCGATGCCGCGCGGTCCGGGTAGTCCCTGGATGCCCTGGGGTCCCTGGATGCCTTGCTCACCCTGGGGTCCTTGGATGCCCTGCTTGCCGGTTTCGCCCTTTGCGCCGGTGGCCCCCTGGTCGCCCTTGTCGCCCTTGGACGCGATCAGCAGCCAGTACATGCCCTCCACGCCGTTGCCGTCCGCCGTGTCAACCGCCGGGTCAATGCCCGTGCAGGCCGTTTTGCAGATATAGGAGCTGCCCAGTCGTGTCACCTTTTGCAGGGGCAGGAAGGTGGTCTCCGCGTTCCACACGGTCCAGACCTTCACAGCTTCCTCGGCCTGCTCCAGGGCCTCCACGGCGTTGCCTACCAGCTCGGACACCTGGGGCACGATCTCGTCGATTTGCGTCTGGAGCTGCTGGGCCTGGGTGGGGGTCGGCTCCGCCGGGATATTGTAGGTGTCGTTCACCTTCACCAGCAGGTGGTCCGTCACCGTGATGGACACCGCAGACGGGTTGCTCTCCCGGAAGCCCTCGATGGTAAAACTGCACCAGCCCGGCAGGGCCATGGGTTCCGCAGGAATAGGTGTGTCGAACACAAGAGGATCTTTCTCTGCCACCAGGTCCTCCACGCTGTTGTACAGCAGCACCGCCACAGGATGCTCGCCCAGCGCGTCCCGCCAGACAATGCGCTTGGAGAACTCCGCCCAGTCGTCGCTCATGGTGATATGGAGCATGGTCACATTGGCCTCGCCCTGCACGCCCGCGTTCTTGCTGTCCTTGCGGACAAACTCACCGTTGACGGTCACATTGATGGTCCTGTCCACAGTCTTTTCCCTCCTTTCGCATGATGATAGAAAAGCGCGGCGGGGCAGGGAGGGCAGGTCCCTCCATACCTCGCCGCGCCGTGTCGCAGCCATTTAGGGTCTCGCGGATTTCGCCTATTCGGTTGTTTGGTCAAGGCGGTCAAACGCCGCGTCTGCTGGCCTCGGCCTCATACTCGGCGCTTTTCTGTTCGATCATGTTGGCGGTCGCCATGTCCTGCTTCATGCTCTGCTCCAGAACATCAGCGACATACTTGGGGACCTCCACGGTCTCGCCGCGCTTGATCTGCCAGCTCTTGCCGTTGATGGCGACGAACACATCATCCTTGTACCGCTCGTTGTCCTTGAACAGCCGGATGGGCACCAGCTCGTCGCCGGAGTTGGCAGCAGGGGCCTGGGCCTCTTTTGCCGCCTCCACCGCCGCCTCGGCTTCCTTCTTGGCATTGGCGACGATCTCAGCGGCCTGCGCTCTGGCCTCCGCCAGGATTTTCTCCGCCTCGGCATTGGGGTCCACCGCAGCGGTCTCCGGGGCCTCGGTAGCAGTAGTCTTTTTCTTTTCAGCCATAACAAACAGCCTCCTTTTTAGTAGGGGCCGCCCGCCGAAACAGGCGGCCCGCAGTCAGTTTCCTTACGCGGCGTTGAAGGTGGAAGTGGTCTCGATGCGGACCATATACGCCTCCACCAGGCGCTCCGCCACCTTGGTGGCTTTCCAGCCAGCGGTGGCACGCTGGTTCAGCGGGTCAGCAGTACCGGCAGAGCCGAGCTGCTTGACGATGTGCTGGAGGCCGCCGCCGGTGATCTCGGTCACGCCGTAGGCATCCGCGCCCAGGATGAGGGTGGAGTACACATCGCGGGAGGCCGCCTTGGGGGTGGCGGGGGTGCCGCTGGCCTGCGTCCAGTCCTTGCCAGCCTTCTCGAACACCTTGGCCTCGCTGGTCTCCACGAAGCGCACGCCCTCGATGCGGCCGATCTCGCCCTCGTAGATACCGTCGGGGTCGGAGTAGGTCTTGACATTCACCCACTTGGGGTCGGACATCAGATCGTAGGAGCAGTCGGGGTGGATGATACCGGCGTAATAGCCGTTGATGCGGGGCGCGTTCATCACCTTGAGGAAGCGCACGGCCCGGCGCACGGCATCCACGGTCAGATAGTGGTTCTGGGTGGCATCGTCAGAGCCGCCCGCCAAATCGGCGCGGCTGTTCACCTGGCCCTCGGCATACTGGACATTGGTGCCGCCGTTCAGCACCTCGCGGGTGATGGTGTCCAGGGTGCGGCCCGCCTGGCTGCCCAGCAGCTTGGTGGCCTGCACCAGGTTGTTGTCAATGGCGGTCAGCAGCAGGATGTCGGACAGCTCAATGAAGCCGCCGTACTGCTTCACCGTGGCGGTGATGACACCCATATTGAGCTTCTGGCCGTCGGGGGTCACGCCCTCGGTCAGAGGGGTGAGAGCCTTGGGCAGGGGGTCATACTTGCGGAACTCGATGGTCTTGCCGCCGTTCTTGGGGATGGGGTGCTTCTGACCGAACTGGTCATGCACCAGCTCCGGCTCCGCCATGTCAATGAGGTAGTCGGAGTAGTAGGTCTTCATCTCGCCGGACAGGTCCTGGCCCGCCCCGGTCTGGGTAGTGACATTGGTGTTGCCGTCAAACAGCTTCAGCATGACAGGCAGCAGCATGATCTTGTTGAACTTCATGTTAAAATCTCCCTTCTGGGGAGAGATCAGAAAGTGATATGCTCTCCCCGTGCAACTCTGCGGGCGATTTCCGCGCGGTCCTTGCGGGTCAGCTTGGAAACATCGTCCTTTACGGTAAATGCACTCTGGGCTGCGGTGCCGTTCTCCGGGGGCCTTGCGCCCTTGGCGCGGATGCCGTCCACCACCTGCTTCTCCGTGGCCTTGGCCTGCATCCGTGCAACGCCCGCCTTGATGTCCTCCATGTGGACGACCTCGTAGGCGTGCTGCACCGGCACACCGGCGCGCAACATAGCGAGAAACTGGGGGTTCTTGACCTCTGCGTTCAGATCGAAGCTGGGGTACAGGCCCTTGACCTGCTCGGCCTCACTGTACCATTTCTGGAGCTGCTGCTGGGCCGCCTGCTGGCTCTGCTGCTGGCGCTGGGCCTTGAGCAGGGCCGCATTTTCCCGCTGGAGCTTCTGGAACTGCTTGTACTGGTCAACGGACATCCCCGCCTCCTCGGCGGCCTCGGACCAGTAGGCATCGTCGTTCTCAATGGCGGCGGTCAGCTTGCCGATGTCGCCGTCCCCGATCTTGTACCGCTGCATCAGCATGTCGATGATGGGCTGATTGCGGCCAAGCTGCTCCTCCAGGTTTTGGGTCTCCCGGAAGCGCCGGTTGATGATGCGCTGGGTCTCCTCGGTGTAGATGTCCTTGTACTCCTCGCTGTTCACAAGGTCGCGGAACGCTTTCCGCCGATCTTCCAGAGTGCTGGAGGTCGTGATGACCTCCCCTTCTTTGCCCCTCCCGGCGTCGGAGGGCTGCGCGGTCTGTCCGCCGGTCTCGGTGCCGCCAGCCGCCGCCGGTGCCGCCTGCTTGCCGTAGAGGACAGGTTGGGTATCGCCCGATTTTCCCCGGCGGGTGGGACCGGGGGCTGCCTGGGAACCGCCCTGCGTGCTGGCCTGCCCGGCAGGGGCCGCCGCCCCTGCACCTTCTCCGCCAGCGGCAGCGCCGCCGTCAAACAGAGACAGGCTAATGTCCAGCAAGTGCTTGAATTTCATAGGATTTCCTCCTTTGCTATCGCGGGTGTGTCGCCCCCGTGCGTCGGTCCAGTTACCTCACCAGGGCAGCGGCAGAGCGTTTCCCTCTGGCCGCTGCCCCTCGCGGTGAAGCAGGAGGACAACATGAGCGTACCATATCCTTTTTTGATTTCCGCCAGGGATTTGAAAAAATTTTTCTATTCCTCCCGATATTCCACCTGGAGGAAGTCCGGGTACTGCGCCTCGATCTGTTTTAGACCGATGACCGCCATATCAAAAGCACCCTCCGCGCCCGCGCCGCCACGGAAATGCAGGCGCACGCTTCCGCTCTCCAGCTTCTCGTCATAGGCCAGGGTGGACCCGTCCGCAGCGTTGCGCACATAACCGGCCAGAGCATACAGGATGCCGGAGATGGCCGCGCAGACCTCCGGGCTTCCCGTGGCGTGGCCGTTGGCAAAGACAGAATATCGGCTTCCGTCCTTTTCCGCATACACTTTCGTCATGCCGCGCCTCCCGTCATTCGTTGCCCACGCTGGGCGTGCTGCGCTTTGCCAGGCGCTCACCATATCCCGTCATAGGCGTTTGCGCCTCCATGATGCCGCTTGCAAGGCCGTTCTTCCCGTCGACGGAGGGTTGGGCAGGAACTTGCCCGCCTGCTACTCCCGCGCCGCCCTGGACCGCGCCAGGCGCTCCCACGCCCATGTCCTTGCCGGTGAGCGCCTGGATAATAAGGGCCATTTGGTCAAGCTGATGGGACATCCGCTGGCAGATATTGAGGAGGGTTTGGCCGTTGCGGACCTGCTCCATCACCTTATCCTTGCCCTCGAACTCCATCATTTCCAGCGCGCCAAGGGCCTCCTGCGCCCGCTCCGGGTTGAAGAAGCCCAGGCCGTACAGCTCCTTTGCCCGCTCGTTCTGCTCCATCCGGCTGAACGGGTTCTTTTTCTGCGCTTTGATCTTGATGTCGAAGATGGGCTTGCGGAACAGGGGGGAATAGTTCTCCTCCATCTCCTGGCCGGGGTACAGCGGGGGCACCATCTGTTCCTTGATGCCCGCGTTGTTGAGGTCCACGAACTGGTAGCCGCCGGGCGTGTCCCCGGTGATGCGGAAGCTGCGGGTCTCGTCGTAGAACTGCCGGATAAGCTCGATACACAGGGAGTTGATTTTGACATGGGTGCGATAGGACGCGGAGATCATGTCCCGGCTGGCCTTATTTCCCGCCTCCTGGAGCGCCGCAATGGCCGCCGCAGCCGTCACGCCAGAGCCGGTGCTGCCGCTGTTCACATCTCGGTTGGCCGCCGTGTCCTTCATCTCCTCGATCTTCATTTGCGCCACGGTCACATAGATGTCGTCCAGGGGCTGGCACACGATTTCACGCAGCCGCCGCTCGTCCAGTTCACCCTCCACATGGACCAAAGGCTTGTTCCAGTCCAGGAACTCGTCCTCGTTGATGCCGGTGCTGTTGGACACAAAAAACCGCTTCTTGGTGGTCATCATGGAGTTTTCCAGGATGTTTGCGGAGAGCTTGTCGATATAGAGCTGCGGGTCCTTACAGATTGCCACATAACCAAATCCCACCGGCGTGCCCTTTTCCGGGAACAGCACATCCAGCACCACGGGGTACTGCCCATGGTCGTACCAGCCCCGCTCCTGGTACTCCGGCTCGTTCTCACTGGCGAACAGCAGGGTGTCGCCCACGAATTTTGCATAGTGCAGCAGGGTCTTGCCGGAGGCGGAACGGGTCTTGTAGTACCAGTCCACCACCACGCTCTTGCCGGACACATCCACGGTGTCGTCATAGATGTACTGCTTCACATCCACCACGCTGCCGCCCAGATGCCCCTTGTGTTCCGGGTACTGTTGCTCCAGCAGGTCCTCGTCCACCAACTCCACGATGAACAGGTTGCGGGACTTCTGGATATCCGTCACGCCCGGCTCCCAGAACAGTTTCAGCAGGTCGATCTCCCGGATGTCGATGTCGCCCAGGCCGTTTTCCTTGGCGCTGTTCCAGAACACGCCGTAGGCCGCCGTGCCATGTTTTAGTTTCTCCCACCAGTTGTCGGAGTAGGTCTGCTCGTAGTCGTTGTACTCTAGGATGACCGGCAGAACGGAGGACAGCACCTTGGCGCTCTCCTCGTCGCTGCGCTCGCGGGGAAGGACCACCGGCTCCGGGAAATTGTCCATCGCGTCGGCGTGCTTGTTCAGAATGGAGTTGAACAGCCACGCGCTGGACGGCTCCGGCCCTCTGCCGCCCTCCTGTTCCTTCCGCTTGTTGCGGATGACCTCCCAATGGCGCAGCTCCCACCACAGCTCGCCCTGTACGATGCGTTCCTCCAGATTGGCCTTGCCGCTCTTGTAGGTGGTCAGCGTCTGGATGGCCTTGCCGATCTCCTCCTTGCCGATGCGCTGGCGGCCCGCTGTGTCCGGTCCCCGGCGGAACGCACCCACCAGGGGCGCGTTGGTGTTGGCCGTCAGCAGCATGGCGGTCAAATCCGGGTCCATGCTCTCGTTGCGCTGCGCCCCAGGGATGCCAGTAGAGGGGGAGCGGCTGCTGTTCGGTTCCTGCTGTTTGGCTTCCTGGCGGTTCTGGCCCCCGTCGGGGTCCTGTCTGTTTTTCTTCCATGCCATGGTTAGTACCTCCTGTAAAAGTCGTATCGGTCATACTGCTGGTCCTCGTGCAGGTCCAGCGGGTCATATACCACCAGCGGCGGCGCTTTCTTAGGCCGTGGCGCGATGGGGTTCTTCATGCACACATACCGCAGCTCGTCGTAGATGTGGTCCTCGCCCTCGGTGTCGATGTCCTCCACATCCTTCTCGTCGTACACCAGGTTGGGCACCGTGCGGATGAAGTGCTTGCAGGTGTTGAACACATAGAGCATCGGCACGCCCGCCTCGTCAAAGGCCAGCCGGTGATGGACCTGCATCTTGCCGTCGATGCGGGCGTGGTCGCCCTTCTCAAAGTAGACCCGCTCCCGCTCCATCAACGCGCCGATGCTCTCTGTGCCGTCGCTGCCCCAGATGGCGGGGTCTCCCACGCGGTTGATGCGCCTGCCCTTGAGGTTGGGGTCCTCGGCCTCGATCTGCTTTATCTTCCGGGCAACCTCCGACGGCTCCAGCTTCACGCCCTGGTTTGGGGCCCCGGTGCAGCCGTAATACTCCCGGATGCGGTACAGCCGCCGCTCGTGGTCCACAGCGTACCAGCCCACAGAGAAGGGCCTGGAGTAGCCCCAGTCCAGCCCGCACCATATGCCCCAGGTGTCCGGCACCTTGAAAGGGTCAATCACATGGGTGTTGATGCGGTCAGCGTAGTGGTCGCTGTCGTTGCGCCACTCGGTGAACACCTGGCCGGAGAAGGTGTCCCAGTCTCCGTACAGCAGGGCGTTGCGCTCCTGCTCCGGCATGGAGGCCAGCCGGTTGATGTACTCCGGGTCGTTCTCTAGCAGCTTCTTGTTGTCGAACACGGAGGAGGGAACGAAGATGCGGGACTTCCACCTGGTCTCCTCGTGCCCGTCCGGGAAGCGTATCTTCACCTGCTCCCAGATGGTTTGCATGGGTTTGGCCGGGGTGATGAAACGCTCCTTGACCCAGCCGTGGCCCACGCCGCCGGGGTTGGCCTGCCCGCGCATGTAGCACCGTGTCCCCGGCCCGTTGGGGCGGTTCCGGGAGAACATGTAGGAATACTCCTCCCAGAGGAATTGCGTCAGCTCGTCAAAGTCGATGAAGTCATACCGCTTGCCCTGGTAGTTGGTGCGGTCCTTGGTGTGCTGCATGGAGCCAAAGAAGATCTTGGCCCCGGAGGGGAAGGTCCACACATGCTTGCTCTCGTTGAACTTGGCCTTTTTGTAGGCCCGCCGGTATATCTCCGTGCTGCGGTCCATTAACTCCGTGAGCTGCGGAAAGGTCTTGCGGAGGATAAGGCCCCGGTAATGGGGTATCTCTACCTGCCGCAGCGCCTCGGCCAGGGCGCAGTCGGATTTGCCGCCGCCAGCAGCGCCCCCATACAGCGCCTCGTCCTCGAAGCGGGCCATGAGTGCCGCCTGGCGCGGCTGGGGCTGCCACACCACACGCCCCAGGGCGGCCTCTCTTGCCCCTGCGGGGCAATTCACCTTCTTAGCCACCCGCACCGCCTCCTTCCGTGACCGGCGGCCCTGGATTTTCCATGACCGGGGAAAGAAGCACCACGCCGCTGTCCTCGTTCTCATCGTCCTCCGTCGGCTCCGGCTTATACTTCCAGCGGTCCGGCCTGCGGTTGGTCAGCCAAAACATGGCGCTGGTGGGGTCCGGCGGGATGAATTTTGTCACCCGCTTGGTGCAGACCTCCTCGTAAGCGCCCGTGGACTTGTTCAGCACCCGCTCGAAGGTCCGCTCCTCGTACTTGATGCCCCGCGCCCGGTCAAACAGGGCTGTCTCTATGGCATCGTCGCTGACTTCACACCCGCGCGCGAAAGCCTCCGAAAGCGCCGCATACCGCTCGTCCCCATCCTGGCCCAGGTCTATGTATTTCCGCAGGGTGGAGTAAGCGATCTTGAGCTTGGCCGCGATGTCCTTTGCCGTGGCACCGGCTTTAGCCCACGCCTCGATCTTGTCCAGGTTGGGCAGCACATGGGTTTCGTATTTACTTTTCGCCATGCGCTGTCCCGCCTTTCTCTGTTCAGACTATTTCCATCGTAACAGAGGCGAATTTGATTTCCGCCAGGAAACAGGAGAAAAATTTAAGCAGGAGGGGAGGGGGCTATACGCGCGGGGACCCCCTCTCCCTCTCCATCCCCC